TGCAACGGGCAATCGATGCCGTCGGGGGCGCCGCAGAACTCGCCCGCCGCATCGGCGTCAAGCGCCAGGCGGTATCGGCTTGGCGACGTTGCCCGGCCGATCGGGCGCGATCCGTCGAGACAGTGACGGGCGTTCCCATGCACGAACTCCGGCCGGATATGTGGAGGAAAGGCGAAACCCAATGAATAAACCCGAGAAACCGCTACCGGAGGGCCTGCGCGCCGAGGATATGCCGACGGCGGAATTTGACACGGACACGCTGAGCGGCGACGTCCGCTAGCCTACGGGATCAAAATTGTCGAGGTCATTCGATGAGTACAACGCCACTGCGTTTTCTCGACGGTCGCGCTGTTCTCTACCCTGGCGACTGCATGGACGTCATCAAGGCGCTCGACGACAACAGCATCGACGCCTGCATCACCGACGCGCCCTATGCGCTGGTTTCGATCGTCAAGCGCTTTGGCAAGACATCGCAAGCCGACAACACACAGACCTCAGACCGCTCACGCAAGGGCGCTGACGGTTACACGCGTCTCGCCAAGGGGTTTATGGGGAAAGAATGGGACAACGGCGCTACGGCGTTCGCCATTGAGTTTTGGGTCGAAGTCCTCCGCGTTTTGAAGCCGGGCGCGCATGTTATCGCCTTCGGCGGGACACGCTCCTATCACCGCCTCGCTTGCGCGATCGAGGACGCGGGCTTTGAAATCCGCGATATGCTGTCTTGGAATTATGGTTCAGGTTTTCCGAAATCTCATAACATTGGCAAGAGCTTAGATGCGAAGAAAGAACGCTGTTCCTGCGGTTCGGACCTGCGCGGTCTGCGGCAAAAATTGGACGCCCAAAAACCGTTTTCAGGCGACCAGGAACAAGACATGCGGCCCTATGTGTGCGGCAGTAATGATTGGGATCTCGAACAGCGGACAGCGGGTCGCGCCGTCAATTCCATGCGCGACCTGCGGGAAGATGGTGCATCGGCCTCCGTCAGTTCGCAAGAGGAACGAGGCGACGTTTTGCAGTCTGTCTTGCCGCAGCAAGAGTTTTGCAGACCGTCTTCGCCCTTATGCGGCGAATGGACTGGGGACCAAACGACCGGGGAGCGGTTTAACCGGAATCCTCAACCCGGCTTGGAGGGGCGGAGCGACTTACCGCAAGAGACGGGGCAACTACGTGAGTGTGAAATACGTTCGCTGCCCGCCGGAATTTACCCCGATGTCGCGAGCGGACGGCTACGTGATGGAGCATCGGCTCGTGATGGCAAGATGGATAGGCCGCCTGCTGACGCGGGTGGAATGCGTTCATCACAAAGATCATGCGCCGCTGAACAATCCAAGGTCGAACCTGGAGCTTTGGCCAGACAATCGAAGCCACAAGAGCGCGGAGCATGGGATTATTGTGAGCGGTGCGGCAAACCAATTATTCCTGACGGAATAGGAACCGCGCTGAAACCCGCTCACGAGCCGATCTGCCTCGCCCGCAAGCCCCTGAGCGAAGGAACGGTCGCGGCGAACGTGCTGCGCTGGGGGACGGGCGCGATCAATGTTGACGCGACAAGGATCGAGACTGACGACAGATTGCTCGTAAAAGGCAATTCCTCGGAAAGCGGAATCAGCAAAGGGATTTACGGAAGTCAATCATCTCGCGACACTAAGATGGGCGCCGGGCAGTCTTTAGGCCGCTGGCCTGCCAATATTTGTCACGACGGATCAGCGGAGGTGCTGGCGGCGTTCCCTGATAGCGCCGGCCAACAAGGGAAAACAAGCGGTCGCAAGCCATCGGACGCTGCGGGGCAAAACGGAATTTACGGACGCATGGCCCGCGTCGAAGGCGGAGACCCGCGCGCCGACTCCGGCTCCGCCTCCCGCTTTTTCTACAGCGCCAAGGCCGATGCAGACGACCGGCTTGGTTCCAAACATCCGACGGTCAAACCGGTCGACCTGATGCAATGGCTTTGCCGCTTGGTGACGCCGCCCGGTGGCACAATCCTTGATCCGTTCGCCGGAACTGGCACAACCGGCGAGGCGGCATGGCGAGAATGTTTTAACGCCGTCTTGATTGAGCGCGAAGCCGAATACTGCGCCGACATTGCGCGACGCATGGCGCTGTGTGTCGAGGGACCGCTGGTCCGTGCGCACGAAAGCATCAAAGCCCGCAACGCTGGAAAATCGGTAGACCACGGGCCGCTATTCGGCGGCACAGGTTGTGTGGGGGGGGCAAATACAACGGCCACAATTGCAAGTTCTTCGTCGGACCAACCGAACTATCGGACCAATCGGATTGAAAAGGTAGAGTCATGAGCCTCGTTGAAATCCCGCCAACCCTCGACAGCATGGCGACAGCCCTTTTGCCGGTCGACCGCAGCGTGTGGGGAAAGAAGGCTCCTGGGCGAAATTGGGTAAGTGTGAGGGCAAAGCGTCAGACTCGCCTGCGCGAGATCGCCGCCGGCGCCCGCGATCGGCTCGGACCGGAAGTGGTACCCTTCCGGGCGGCGCGAGCCGTTGAGCGAATTTACCAGCGGATGCGGGCGCGCGAGATCATCGCCGAAACCGCTGTGATCTACGAATTGTCTGCCGCCAACATTCTCGGTAAATCCCGCGTTGTGGAGGTCTGTTTCGCCCGCGCTGAGGCCATATATCGTGTTCGTCGGGAGCTTGGCGTGAGCTTCGACCGCATTGCCCGCATGTTCAATCGTCTCGACCATACGACAGTCAGGTCCGCGATTCGCTCCCATGCTCGGCGCATTGACGGCGATTGGAGTTCGTTCGAGAAGATCAGCGAGACGAGCGCCGCATGGATTGCGCGCCGCAGTCGCGATTGGCACGGGAGGCTTTTGCCGGGGGCGGCGGCCGCATGAAGCGCCGCCAGCAAACGACCGCCGAACTTGACGCCTGGCTCGACGCTCAATGGCGGCCAGCCCCGAACTTTGTCGGCCCGGTGATGCCGCCGATGATCGCGTGGATGCTGCGCGGCGCGCCCCTATGGCCCGGCGGGCCTTATCCCGGGACGATCAACTATCCGAAGGTCGGCGAGCAATTCGCATTGCGTCTCGGCGATGCGGTAGCCCCTACCCCTTGCGATTGACCCCCAGGGAATCTAGGCGTACCCTTTGAAAGTTGTGATGGGCCAACACGCCCAAAAGATCGGCCCGGGAGTCGCGCAAACGACTTCGACCGGGCCATGTCACCGCTAGGATGGGTAGCAAGTGAACCAGCCAAAACTACAGCAACCGGCGCCAACGCGCAAGCCCGTTTCTTTAGGCGCTCAGATCAACGCAATCAATCTCGTGCAAAAAGCTGACTTCCGCCGCGCCTTCCCACGAATGCGCGAATCGGAGGTCGAGAGCACCAAGCGCGCCCTCAAAGACGCCGCCGGCACCCTCTCGCAACTCACGGAGCGGTGAGATGAGCGAGTGCTTTCTGTATCTCATCGCATCGTCAATACCGCTGCCGGCGAATGTTTCGGCCGACGCAACAATTTGCAAAATTGGGATAAGTGCTGATCCCACAGGCCGTCTTGCTAGTTTGCGAACTGCAAGTCCTTTTTCTCTCGAAATAAATGCAGAGTGGTACTTCCCCAATCGAGAAATGGCGATGTTTATGGAGCGGGCGGCCCACAAAGCGCTCGACAGATACCGTGTTCGCGGAGAGTGGTTTGCCGTCGATCTATCACTCGCAAGCTATGTAATTACAGATTGCTGGTGCATAGAGTCCGTCGAACGAGGTATCCTAACCCCGGCCAAGTTAGTCGATGACTTAATTTCGCGTGGGTATGGCGCTGATTACGCCACAGACGCCGTTATCAGCAATTACGGGGAGGATTCTCTCCAATGAACAGCCCCGCCGAAGTTGCCGGCGCGATGGCTGCCGCTGGGTGCTCGCCTGAGCAGATTGCCGCGACGCTGACGAAGCTCGAAGGCATCAAATCGGCACAACTAAGGCGTGAACGCAACCAGCGATACTACCAATCCCGCGTCTTAAAACGTCTTGACCCCGCGTCTGAACCCGTCTTAGAGTCGTCTGAAATCCATCTTAATTCGTCTGAATCGCCCGCGCCTACGCGCGTACATGATTTGGCCCTTTCTTTAGAAGAAAGAAAGAAAGAGGTTCCTACGGAACCAAGAACGAAAGAAAGCTCGAACGGCCATTCGGTCGACCTCGACCTGTTCGCTAAGCCCCCTTCAAAACCCAAACGAGACACTTCACAGGCGGACGCGATTGTCGATGGCTTCCTCGATCGCTGGCACGCACTTGCCTCGCAAACCGGATTGGCTGATTGGAGGGCTGTAACCGACAGCCGAAGGGTGAAAATCCTCGCTCGGGCGAAAGACCTCGTCGATGTGTTGGGCTATGCGACCTGGGCGGCGGGCTTTGACGAAGTGATGGCGCGCATCCGTGGCTCGCCCCAACTGCTCGGCCAAATGGGCGATCGCAATTGGAAGTGCGACATCGATTGGGTTATCAACGAAACAAACCTGCTAAAAATAATGGAAGGCCGATATGCGAAAATCGCAAACAAGGTCGGACAGTTCGGGGGCGCGCAGCACGCCTACGGGCGCTGAGATCAACAACCAGAATTGGGGCGTCATCTTCGGGGCGGCGATCCGGGCGAGGGACGGCATGGGCTTTGTAATCCGCAACCAAGAGCCAAAAGTCGCCGGACCTGCCACGCCGGCCGAATGGCACGCCTGGATGATCTATTTCGAGGATCACGGAATTTCCACGAAGTTCATTCGCGAGTACGGGATTGCGACCGTCCCGACGCAATGGCCGGAGGACTTTGAGGCCGGGCGCGAGGAAAGCGACCGTTATTGGACGTTCCCTCCCCCGCGGGCTTACGACCCATACATGCGCCAGCGCGTTGCGGCGCTGTTCGCCAGCCTCGCCCGATCGATTGATCCCGGCCCGGACCCACGCGGCCGCCGGAGCCAGCCGCAGACGCCGCAGGAAGCCGCGGACGCGCTCACCGCCGGATTCCCACACCTTCGCGGCCCTGTCACGCTGTCGCCCGCCGCGCGCGCCTCGCTGGGGATGGGTGAGAAATGAAGCGATCGCCCTTCCATCGCGGAGATACCTCCGTCGTCAATCTCACTAGTTTCAACGCAGGCGTTGAGGCTTCAATCATTGTGATTGCGGCGGTCGGGACGCGGCTCGCTCACAATCCGACGCCAAACCCGTTTCGGCGCGCGCAGATTGTCGAATTGCTGTTCGCGCTGGCCGACGATCTTGAGGGGGCGAAAATTGTGCCCGACGATCAGCAGGGGACTGCGCCAGCAGGCGGCGACAACCCGTTGCGACCAATCGATCCTGCCACAGCGGATGCTGCCACCTATGAGGCCGTAGAATGAACGCGACAGCACGACAAGCCATTGTTTTCACAACGGAAGTAAAAGGTTTATCAAGGCGCGCCACACCGAGAGAGGAAGCTGAGAGACGCGAAATCATGGCCGTCGCACTCGCTCAGCCGCACAGATTAGGAAACGACGACCCGCGCATGGCGACGCCTCTTGGGCGCTTTGTTGGAAGAATGTGGCGTCGGCCGGAACGGCTCTATTTCGCATGTTATCGCGCCGGATGTGATTACGCCAACGATGTCAACACAGCCAAATCCGCTCATGGGTTCCCAGTTGAAGGGTGCGGATCAGACAATCTCGGATTGCTGGCGTTGCCCGATTATCCCACGCAAGCCCAAATAGCCGCCGAACAGGCGCGGATCGCCGAATTAGACCGTCATGTGGCGCGGGCAAATGAAATACTCATCCCAATCCACACCCGGCTTCCTAGGGCCATGGAAAGGCTTTGCTGCACGTTTGACGAGCCGTTTCCCTCAGACGAGGGGATGTTGAAAAACGGCCTCTGGCGTCTCGCCGGTCATTACGGGCTTTTGGATCGCGGGATCAACTCATTGAGGCCATATTAAAGGGGGCGGAAAATGGCAATCAAGTTTGACGGAGATACTATCACGTTTTCCTCTGGCCGCACATTGTATGCCAATCGCGGCATTGTTGGGATTTCTCTAGAGCCAAAATTCAATGAGGAATATTACGATATTTACGAGGGATATGACGGGACTATCTTTTGGCCAGACCTTGATGAGGGAGCCAACGCCGACATGGTCGAGTTGGCAGAAATGATGATTGAGCGCTGGAAATCGTTTCGGGCTTTAGTTTTGGGCCATAAGGCCCCTATTGACATTGAGGACGAACCTCTATAGAAATCGTTTTGCCTTGGCGCTCTAGTTGTGCCAAATCGCCTGCCGCTCATTTCTCCGTGGCAACAGCGAAGTGAAGCGGCCCTGGCGCGGCTTTGATAATCCTCCCCGTCAAGCCGCGCCGCATTAATTCAGTTGGGATGAGCTTCGCGGTAACGCAAGCAGTGGCCTCAGCCCATCTGGGCGTTAGCAGTCTGTGGCGTGCTTTCAGACCGTCCCTTTCCAATCCCGCGCGGCGTCTCTTGACCAAGCGCCGACGATCACCCTGCATCTCCGAAACTGCACCTGTACCGTGTCAGGCTAGGTCTCGGACGTTTTGCGCGGGAGCTTAGTATGGCCCAATATCGACGGGCGCGATCATTTGATTGTTAGAATTGAGAAAGTGGTCTAATGCCAACCCTCAAAAACTCTGGTAGTGTCTCAGTTTGAAGTTTTCCCTAGAGAATCAGGCGTTGACAATGGCTGAGTCCTTGTTGACCCTCGCGCGCCGCGCCATATCCGGCGTAACGGCTATCTGTGTCGGCCTCTCCCGAATCGTGATACCTTATCTCTTAAGGGCCTCGGGGGAGACGACCAAAGAGCCCGCGCGCGGAACAGATGACGCCGGCCGAGCGGTCGGCAATCGCCAAGAAGGCAGCTGGGGCGCGATGGCGATAGAGTCGAAATTCGCTTTCAGTCCTCTGGTGGGTTTCCGCTCGGAGAAGGCAGCTCAGGCGTGCGCATTCTTTGCCTCCAAAAATGGCGGCCATATCGAAAAAATGGCACTCGCCAAGCTTCTCTATATCGCAGAACGAGAAAGCATAAAGCAGCGGGGGCGACCGCTTCTGTATGATGAGTATTATTCTATCAAACATGGTCCGGTCTGTTCCAGCGCGTTGAATGGGATAAACGGAAACATAGATCAGGGTGTTTGGTCCAAATATATTCGGCTAGAGGGCGCAAGCGACGTTGTTGTTCAGCCCAATGCGCCGGACGGACTCGAAGAAATGAGCAATTCTGATTTGCGGTTGCTTGAAAAGGTTTTTGCTGATTTCGGGACCAAGACTGCAAGACAGCTTAGGGCCTGGACACATTCAAAAGAGAATTGCCCTGAGTATACAGAAGTGGAATCTGGGAGAATCCCGATTTCATTGGAAGATGTCGTTCGGGCGGTAAGTGATCTTCATCCACGCGACATCTCGCGTGTTGTTCATTCTTATCGTTCATTGGAAAGAACTTTGCCGTCCCCGGCGGCGGCCTCTCTTCTCAGGAGAAGGTAATGCGCAAACGGATCATGAGACTTGTCGCGCGGGTGCTCGGTTTCGACGACCCGTTTGGCAATACACCCGTCGCTAAGCCCAATGGGACTTGACGACTCTTCGTCAAACATGCGGTTTTCCTTAGAAAATCCGCAGTCCGGGCTTGACGGGAGTCTCGCAATTTGATTCACTCGTCAGCGTTACGGATGGCGAGCGTTTCGCGGGTTCGCGTCAGACCGAACTACGGAATGGCTTCATCAATTTGGACCAGTTGGAGCGGCTAACTCTGACTGGTCCTTTTCATGCCGAACGCGGGATTGCGCTCGTCAACGCCATGAGCGTCGGACGAGTCGGACGAGGCGCGCAAGGGGTGGAGCCAGGCTGATCAAGCGTTTGAAAAATAAAGATTTAGAGGATTGGCCGCTGCCTAAAAAGACGCGGGTGTTAAGCGAGCCATCCTATGCCATGCCTTTCTAACGCCAATCCTTACCAACCCTAAAAAGCGGCTGTTATAACAATGTGGAACGTTGCTTATCTGACCGCAGTTTTTGTGGTGTGGTTAATGGCGCTTATTGTCGGGTTGGTTGGGATTAAAGCCTTTCATAAAGAATATTTCAAAGAATATCATAAGAATCAAAGGGTTGCATTGTGGCCAGTAGGGCGAAGCCGAAATGCCGATTTTGACTAACCCCAAACATGAGCGCTTCGCCCAAGAGCTAGCTAAGGGCAAAACAGGGGACGAAGCCTATGTCTTGGCAGGCTACAAGCGCAATAAGGACAACGCCTCTCGCTTGAAAGCCACAGAAAGCATTTTAGCGCGGGTTTCTGAGTTGCTTACGCCGAGCGCCACGAAGGCGGAGATCACGATTGAAAGCCTTACGCAGATGTATCTGGAGGACCGCAAGGATGCGCGGGCTCTAGGGCAGATGGCGGTTTCCAAAGGCGCGGCCGATTCTCTCGCCAAACTGTATGGGCTTCTCATTGATCGCGCCGAAAACGGGAAACCCGGCGATTTTGCGCGTTTGACCGAGGATGAACTTGATCGCTTTATCGCGCAAAGAGAAGGAAGAGCTAGCGGGGGCGTACCGCGAAAGGGAACTACGCCAGGAGCGCGCGCGCCAGTCCCGTCCGGGCGGCCTAATTGAATTCGTTCGCTATTTCTGGGACGTGCTAGAGCCAGTCGAGCCATTCATCGATGGCTGGTGCATCGAGGGGATGGCTCAACACCTGGAGGCGGTTTCTCGTGGACAAATCCATAGATTGCTGATAAATGTACCTCCTGGTTTTATGAAGGAGGTACACGTGGACGAAATGGTTCTGACGCAGAGGGGCCGCATTCGCCTCGGCGATGTGGTTGTCGGCGATAAAATCCTCACTCATCGTGGTCGTTTTCGCGAGGTTGAGAAGATCGCCGATAAGGGTGTGCAGCCGACGCTTGTTGTAACTACCGCCAATGGGCGCCAAGTCCGGGCTGAGCCGTCTCATCCATTTCTCACGACGAGAGGGTGGATTCCGGCAGCCGACCTGCAAGTGGGGGATATTCTTGCTGCCGTCAGCCCAATTGAAGAGGGTATGAGGGCGCTTGTTTCTCCCGAAGAGGCTAGACTGCTCGGCTATCTGGTAGGGGATGGTTCGCTAACAAACTCGCCGAGCTTTACCAACGCCGACGGAGACGTATTAGAAGATTTCGAACGGTGTGCGGCGGCTTGCGGGTTTATCACTGGTCGGCGCGAACCGTCGCCTTCGGCCAAGGCAAAGAATGCTAAGGCCACATTGATTGGCCTTCGCGGCTCGCTCGGCTGGCTCGCGAAGCACGGGCTGTTTCAAAAGAGCAGTTATACGAAGCGAATACCGCCTCTTGTGCTCGGGTCAGATGCGGAGACAATAGCAAATTTCATTGGCGCATATTGGTCATGCGACGGCATGATTAAGATAAGACACAAGCGCGCCCGTGGCGACCTGCACATGGCCTCCTGCACGACTGTCGGGGCTGAGCTAGCTAAGGACATCCAACACGCTCTTTTGCGGCTAGGTATCCACGCCCGCCTGCGGAAGAAGTCAAGGCCGATGGTAACGCGCCGGCAGCCCGGCGGAATGTATCACTCATGGGATGTGTTTTCAGCGACGCATGGTAATGCGGTCAAGTTCCGAGAATTGCCCGGCTTATGCCCGCGAAAGAAAGCCCCGCTTCTTCCTCTTGTCTATCAAACATTCGATCGAGGTCCGCTGTTTGAGGATGAGATCGTATCTATTGATGATGGCGGCCCCGGAGAATGCCGCTGTTTGAGAGTGAACGAAGATCATAGTTTCACTGCCGGCGACATTGCCGTCCACAATTCGATGCTGCTCAACGTGTTTTGGCCGGCGTGGGAATGGGGGCCGCTCGACAGACCAGATTATCGTTATGTATCATTTAGTTACTCGTCTGATTTGACAGAGCGAGATAACGAAAAGTTTCTCTATCTCATCCAAAGCGAGAAATATCAGTCGCTTTATGGCAACCGGGTGTCGATCACCAAAGACGGCATCGGGCGCGTCTCGAACTCCAAACGGGGTTGGAAATACGCATCCTCGGTTGGGGGCGTTGGCACTGGCGAGCGCGGCAATCGGATTTTAGCTGACGATTTGCACAAGGTTAAAGAGGCAGAATCGGAAACCATTCGTGTCGGGACATGCACGTGGTTCAAGGAATCCATGCAAAACCGCCTCAACAATTTGGGGCGAGATGCTATCGTGGTCTTGGGCCAGCGGGTTCACGAATCCGACGTTAGTGGGTTGATATTAGACGAGTATCCAGACTACGTGCATTTCAATGTGCCGATGGAGTTCGAGAAAGATCGGCGATGCGTGACTTCGCTTGGCTGGTCCGACCCGCGAACCGAAGACGGCGAGCTGGCATGGGAAGAGCGCTATCCTGAAAGCGTTCTCCACCCCTTCCGGGCTCATCCATTCTTGTGGGCCGGCCAGTATCAGCAGCGTCCCGAGCCGCGTGGGGGCGGCATTATCAAGCGGGAATGGTGGCAGACGTGGGTCGAGGATGCCTTCCCGCCAATGGATTACGTCTTGGCGAGCCTGGATACCGCGTACACGACCAAACAAGAGAATGATTACAGCGCATTAACAGTTTGGGGGGTTTTCTCCACGGATGGTAAGGCGGCGGCCACTAACATGGTCAACCGTTACGGCACAGCGACCCAAATCGAGCGCGTCTACCGTGAGGGTCCGCCGAATGTCATGCTGATGATGGCTTGGCAAAAGAGACTAGAGTTTCCAGAGCTGGTAATCGAAACCGTAAAAACGTGTCGGAAGTTTAAGGTTGACAAGTTAATCATTGAAAATACAGCCGCGGGAAAGCCATTAGAGGCTGAATTACGACGATCTCTGTCGGCCGGTGAGTTTATGGTACAGTTAATTACACCGCACGGCGACAAAACAGCTAGGATGTATGCGGTTCAAACTGTTTTTGCCCCAGCGACGAAGATTGATCCACTAACGAATAAGGAAGTAACCGTTCGTTATGGGTTAGTATGGGCTCCTGATCGAGAATGGGCGGACATGGTTATTAACCAGGTAGCCACATTTCCGAAGGGTACTCACGACGATATACCTGACACTGTTAGCCAAGGATTGAAACATCTTCGCGATTGCGGGCTGTTGCAAATGGCCGAGGAGAGGCTGGCCGAGATCGAGGAGTCAAAAATCTGGCATGGGAGTGCGCCACAGCCGCTTTACCCTTCTTGACATTGTTTGGCATTAGTGCCATATTGTGCCAATGGGTATCAAGTTCGTCGAAATCGTCTTCCCTACACTGACCAAGAAAGTGGTTGATTCGCCGCTTCCGGCACATTGGATGCGCCCCGCCGGTCGGCCGCTTGATAAGGACCGCGGCAAGTCTATTGAGGCACAGAAGCCCTGGCTAGCGCTCGGGATGTCGCGACGCACTTGGTATCGCCAAAGGGCGAAGGCCAAGAAATGAGAGAATGGAAGGTTTACGGTCTGATTGACCCGCGCGATGCGACTGTGTTCTATGTCGGTATTTCAAGGAATTTGAAGTCTCGCCTGAATAACCACATATATGATAGCGCGTCTGCGGCGTGGCCTCGCTGCCAACGGATAAAAGACGACGGCATGAAAGCCGTAATGTGCGTCTTTGGTATGTATGACGACAAAAACGAAGCGAAGATAACGGAGGGCCGGCTAATTCTAAGCTTGCCTGATGTTTGTAATTGTAAGACCGCTTATGGTCTTCCAAGTTCAATTTTAAACCCAACTTGGCATATACTTGATAGGCCGTCGCCGTAAGGAAGAAAACAAGGGGAAGTAACATGGACATCATCTCTCTCTCCTTCTGTCTCGTCATCGTCGCGGCAATCCATTTCACGCTCGCGGTCGCTTCTAACTCGTGGCTTTGGTGGAAGCACAGCCGGGCGCACATCATGGGAGTTCGGGCGGTTCGCTTGGAGCTTGCTAAGTGAGCGAGATAGTTAATCGCGTCGCAGACCGCTCGTTGGGCCGCAATGGCGTTCAAGGAATTTGGTAAATGAGCGCTGGAGCCGGGGACGATTGGCCGATGGACTACGCGGAGTTCGTGCGCATACGAAAGCGCTTTGTCGGGTATTCGTCGATCGAGACAGCGGCAGACTATTTGCGCGCTGCGGTCTCTGCTCGCGGACGGTTTCTAATAGATGAGCCGATGCTGGCGGAGGCCGCATTGAATGTTGGCAATTGGCTTGAAGTTTTGACGCTCGACGAGGCGCTTAAGGAATGAGCGCAGAGGTTGTCGATCTTTCCGCTCGCCGAGCCCCTCTTAATGTCGGAAACGGCGCTCGCGAAGTGATGATGAAACTTATCGCCAAGCCATCGGCCCATTGCCTAGGCGATTGGGATTCCGCTGCTTGTACCGATTGGCTGCTGGCCACCTTATGGGATCACGGCTTCAAGGTTGTCCCACTAGAGACTAAGGACTTAGCTGTTTAATGGGCATGACACCCGGCCTCAATCCGAACCTGAGACAACTCGGGCCGGATAGCGAAGCCGTGTCTGCGCCAGACCAAGACATTATCATCCAAGTTGACGAAAATGGCGATACGCCTGAGTTTGATGATAACGGGGCAATCCTTCGTATTGATCACGGCGACGGGTCGGTTACAGTCAGCCTGGATGGCAAGCCCCTAAATGCGCCGCGCCGCAAAGACACATCTTGGTTTGGGAACCTCGTAACCGATATCGAGCAAGACGAGCTAAGCCGTATCTGTGACGATCTTCTGCGCGGCATTGATAATGACCTAGAGAGCCGCAAGGAGTGGATCGAGGAGCGCGCGCAGGGGATTAGGCTGCTTGGCTTGAAGATTGAAGTGCCTGGCCTCCAGGGCGCGGCTGACGGGGCTCCTGTCGAGGGCATGAGCAAAGTCCGCCATCCGCTCTTGCAAGAAGCGGTTCTCCGGTTTCAAGCCAACGCGCGATCTGAGCTTCTTCCCGTTGACGGCCCGGTCAAGGTTCGCAACGACAATAACAACGCGACGATCGGCCAGGATACCCTAGCCAACGCGCTAGAACGCGATCTAAATCATTATCTGACCATCACGGCGAGCGAGTATTATCCCGATACGGATCGCATGCTGCTGATGCTTGGATTTGGCGGTCTGGCGTTCAAGAAGGTCTATTTCTGTCCACTGCGCAATCGTCCAGTGAGCGAGACGGTTGACGCCGACGACCTGATCGTTAACGACGCAACGACCGATATCCACAATGCGAAGCGCATCACGCATCGCACCATGATGCGACCTAGCACCGTCAAGCGGTTGCAAATCCTTGGCGTCTATCGCGATATCGAACTCTCTACGCCGCTTCAGCAACAGCCTGACGCCGTGCAGTTGGAAAAGAAATCCCAACAGGGCGTCACGGTCCAAAGCACAAATCCTGACGACCGTGATCGTGAGATTTACGAGTGCTATTGCGAGCTGAACATCAAGGGGTTTGAGCACAAGCTAAAGGGTGAAGAGACAGGGCTTGAAATTCCCTATCGCGTTACGATGGATGTATCAACCAAGCAGGCATTGGCCGTAGTCCGAAATTATGCGGAAGATGAAGAGGATTTGCCGGAAGCTAAGATTAACATCGTTCCATATATCTTTGTCCCGGGATTTGGCTTCTATCCTATCGGACTTTTGCATATTCTCGGAAATACAACGAACGCCATCACGGCGGCATGGCGTGAGATGCTTGACGCTGGGATGTACGCGAATTTCCCTGGATTCTTGTATGCCGATACGGGCGCGCGGCAGAACACCAACATCTTCCGCGTTCCACCCGGCGGCGGGGCTCAGGTCAAGACTGGTGGCGCGCCGATCCAGCAAATGGTTATGCCGCTGCCTTATAAGGACATCAGCACTGCGTTTGCTGGCTTCATTGACAACATGGCGCAAACCGGGATGCGCGTCGGCGGTACGGCTGAGCAACCGGTTGGCGAGGGCAAGCAAGACGCCCCGGTCGGAACGACGCTGGCATTGATTGAGCAGGCGACGAAGGTTCTCAACTCCGTCCACAAGCGGATGCACGCCGCGCAGTGCGAGGAATTCCGTCTCTTGGTCGACTGCTTCAAGGAGCATCCCGAAAGCTTCTGGCAGCGCAACAAGAAGCCGGCGAAAAAATGGGACGAGGAGACTTTCCTTAAGGCGCTAGACGATTGTGACTTGAGCCCGCAAGCAGATCCCAACACCTCTTCGCAAATCCAGCGGGCGATGAAGCTGCAAGCCCTGAAGCAACTGTCGGCAGCGAGCCCGTCGCTTTATGATCCAATTGCGATCGACACGGAATGCATCAAGGCCCTCGGTTTTGCTAATCCGCAACAGTTCTTTGCCCCAGCCAGCGCGCAGGCCAAGCCGCCGCCGCAGCTTATTGCACTGCAACAAAAGGGCCAAGCCGATACAATGACCGCACAAGCGAGAATGCTTGATGCCCAGTCCAAGGCGGCGGAAACCAAGGCCAAGGTCCAAGAGATCGCCGCAGGCGCAAACAAGCAGGTGGATACTCCGGTCGACGTGGCGACGGCTAAGGCGCGTCTGATGGACGCCAAGACGAAGCGATTACAGGTCAATCAGCAAAGGGCAGACATAGCTCTTAAAGACGCTAATTCTCAGGAAGACAGGCAGAGCAACGAAAAACTTCGCCTGTTGGAGATAGCCAAAGAGATCGTGGCGCACCCTCAGGGGGCTGCCGTCGCTGAGCCCGTCGTTAAGGAAGCCGAGCATGGCAAGTCCAGCGCTTAGCGACCCCGCCAAATCCATCCGTCGCGCCACTATGGTTGCGAAGGGGATTGGCTCGGATATCGGGCACGTCTCGTCCTCGACGCCTAAAGATGCCGGGATTATCCGACAGGCGCTCAGCACGCTTCGCCATTACGCGCGCGGCGGCTTCGCCAACGGAGGTTATAACAACACACTTGATGAGGTGCTAGGGACCAACACCCCGACCTGGGATCAGATTTTCGGATACAAATATCCTGCGGTTAAGCCGGTTGCGCCGTGGCCCCCTGTCTCAACGTCGTCGTCCGCGAGTTCAAGTTCGTCGGATAGTTCAGTGTCTTCCTCTTCCTCTTCCTCCGCGACGAGCGCCCATCAGGATGCCGCCTCAAACGGCAATTTGCCGACTTCGGCCGCAACGTCTATTTCATCTCCCGATTATGGCCCCGCCATCGCTCAGCAAGTTGGAGGTCTATGGGATTCGTTGAAGAAGTCTTATAGCGCGGCACAAACCGATCAGACCACGCCAGACGCGACTTCGGCGCCCGTCGCGGACGCCCCCCTAGCCACGGCCGCCCCTTCGTCGCAGCAATTCGCCGTTCCGGGCGGCGATGCACCAGCCGCCACTAATTATGGTTCGATCCCCGGCACAGCTTACGGTTCTCTCCCAAGCTCTTGGTCGTCTTCGGATGCGCCATCCCTTGGCAGCCAAATGCCGACTGGGATGGGAAGCGATCCGATCGAAGGTCTAAAAAACAACATAGCGACCAAGATTGAGACTATTGGGCAGGCTAATCCATATTCTGCAATCGGGCCAACGACAGCAGCAGGCGACCAAGCTTACGGCAAATATCAAGTTATGGGCGCAAACATCCCCTCGTGGACGCAGGAAGTTCTAGGCGTATCTATGACGGCGAAACAGTTTCTCTCCAGCCCTGATGCGCAGGAAGCTGTGGCCACGGCGAAATTAAGCCAGTATGCAACTCAATTTGGTAGTTTGACGGATGCCGCTAAGGCGTGGTTTGCAGGGCCGGCCGCTGTGGCAAAAAACTACGCCGATGTTAACGGCATGACGGAAGATCAGTATGCTAAGCTTGCCACCGATGGGCTGACGACGGACACGGGGTCCACTTACGCCAACGTCCCAGGTTACACAGGGACGATAGGGGACCCGAGCGCTGTCGGCCAAATGCCTGGAATGACGACCAATTTCAATACGTTAGGGAATATGACGCCAGACGCGGCCGGGCCGCAGGCTAACCCGACGTGGGGAGGCGACTACGCTGGCGGCAATATGTACAATGTCGACTATCAGCCTACCGCTGGCTTGACATATCCTAGCGCGTCAACTGATCTGCAAAACAAAGCTCCCGACATTGGCAGCATCGAGGAAGGGGGAGATACTGCCGCCTCGAAAGAATGGGCGTCTCAATCGCCTTTCTCTGCACAGGACATAACTGCCCCCGATAACAGCACGCTGGCGACGCCTCCAGACACAATGGGAGCGCAGGCGCCCTTTGGCGATGTAGCTAACGCTCCTATGGCGATGGACGCCGGCATAACTGCCGCCCTGAACCCAGCGAAGGCGCCGGATCGGCCTGCGACCCCCGCCGCAGACCCAAATAACCCGGTCAATGATCCGGTAGCCGGAGCGCTTGATAAAGCAATAACGTTGATGACTGGTGTTGCGCCCTCAACGGCCGCCGCCGCGCCCCCATCCGTTGACCAAGCGCCCGTCGCGATGGATACGGGGATAAGTGCGGCGTTGAATCCTGCTAAAGCACCATCGTTTGATGTCAATAATTATATGGACAACGGCCGGATTTCCATGGACCCGGCCATTTCTGCCGCAATAGCGCCGTCGAGTAAGATCGGGCTGAGGGCTACGGATGATGCCTCGGCGGTCCCAGCAGACGTTAATGGAACGCCCGTTCCTAATTCAGTTGCCCAACAAGCCGCACAAAATGCTGCGGTTTATGGAGGGTTGTCGCCTGTATCGACGGTTGCGCCGTCTACTAATTTCAATCTGTCGGGCGTTGCGCCGCAAGATTCGCCAATGACTGTCAGCGGAACGCCTAGTCAAGACGCGGCTCTTTCGTCTGCGCTATCGCAATCAGCGCGGGCCAAGGCCGCACAGCAAGACGCAGCCGACGCCGAAGCGGCCAACACTGCGCAATCGGTTGCTAGCGCTACCGCGGCGTCCCCTAGCCTCAGTGGAAACTTTGGGGTCAACGGGACCTCTTCTCAAAATACCTCAATGAATGTAAGCGGCGATATCGGCCAACGGATTGGGGATAGCGCGCCGTCTGCACCATCCGCGCCGTCTGCCCCTTCGGCCCCCACGGGGCCGTCTAGCGCCGCCACATCGGCTCTTGCCGCTCAGATGAACACTGATGCAGCGTTTGGTCCACGGCCGTCAGATGTGACAGATAATGTCACGAGCAGCCCAGAAGGGGACGCTGCCGCTCTTAGCAACGCTATTGGGGCGCAGATCGCCAACAGCCCCAGTGTCCAGGCCCAGGATACAAGCCCCAACGGCGGGTATGATCCGAGCGCTGGCGGCACGGGGAATGGTGGTGGCGGCCAAAACAGCATGCAAGGGGCGCAAGGCGACGCTGGCATGGCAGCCCAAGCAGCGGCTGATAGTGCGAGCGGCGTCGGCGGAGGGTCTGAGGGAGAGGGAGACGGCGGCGAAGAGCATCGCGGTGGTTACATCCCCGGCACCCGCCGTAAGCAGGGTGGCTATATCCATCGCGCACTTCACGCCGCATACCATTTTCAGAATGGCGGCTCGCCGAATGGATTTGACGCCAGCAATGCGCCGGTTCTCGCAATGCTGAGGGCAAAGAAACCCGAAAGCGCTGGATATTCCGCTGGCGGCGCGACCGATCGGGCGCTGCGAATGACGGCGCGCGTGAATATGCCCTATCATCGCGAAGCCCATTGATGAGCCGCCTTGGTGACAAACTACGGCGATTGGCCGATAATGTTGACGCCATCCCGGCTAAGGCTGTCTCTGGTGGTTATCTGCGCGGGTGCGGTCTGATCTTAGTTGACGACGATATCGAGTATTTTCTAGGGGTTGACGGAGAACAGTCGCTTGACGACGGGGGCTATGATCTGGCCTCGAAACTTGGATTTGCATTGTCGCAAGCGGCGTTTGTGGCCGCGAATGATCAACGTAGGGACGCATGAAATGTCGGAAGCATCAAAAGCCGCTCGCGAGGCCATGAAGAAGAAAGCCCACCGTCTCGCTGATGGCGATGACTACAAGGGCGAGAAGATCGACGCCAGTGGATACAAAGTCCCCGGCGAAATGCATACTGAGGAAAAGACGGGCGAGAAGCCGAAGAATCCTCGTATGTTCAAGCGTGGCGGCAAGGTAGAGGGCGCTGAGGCGACGCACCATGCCGGCAAGAAGCCGCGCGCCAAGCGCGATCTAGGCGGCGCTGCCCCTACGGCGGCAGGCGCTGGTACGGCTGGCCCTATGCTTAATCTCCCCGCTGCGGCGCAAGCGCAGGTCGCCAATGCGGCGCGGACCCCTAACCCTCAGGGGATGCTTGGCTCACATCCTGTGCAGTCTTGGATGGCGAAGGCCGGCGGGATTAAGAAGGGCGGCCGAGTGAAGAAGGCTGAAGGCGGCGAGGCTCATTCTGATGCGAAGGAAGATCGCAGGCTCATTGACAAAATGGTCAAGCCTGAAGCGCGAACCGGCAAGAAAGAGGGAGGGAAGGCGCACAAGGCCAAGGGAGGCGAAGTTGTTGGCAATAGCGAGGTTACGGGAACTCGTCCGACAGGCGGACGCCTAGCCCGGGCTGACGGTGGCCGGGGATGGAAAGTAGCCCAAGGATCAAGCAGGGGGCTTGTCAAGGCACCAGATTACGCGGGCGCATTGGCCCGCGCCTCCCAGATTGGGTTCCATAAACCAAGTTCCGTTGTTTTGGATACAGACGCCGCGGCCGATCAGAAAAAGGCAATTGCGGCGTCTAGTCGTCTTGCGCGCGCGAGCGGCGGTAAGGCCAGCAAGGGCAAGGTTAATGTGAATGTTATAATCGCGCAAAAGCCTGATAGCGCGATGGGCGCAGGCGCGCCTATGATGCCTCCGGGCGCTCCTCCACATCCAATTCCGCCCCCGGTTATCCCGCCTGCATCAATGGGCGGCGGAGCGGCTGGCGGTATGCCGGCTGGTATGCCAGGAGCGATGCCTAGCGGTATGCCGGCTAGTATGCCCCCGATGCGCGCTGCTGGCGGTCGACTGTTTCCCAAGATGGATGCTGGTGGCGGCGGTGCTGAGGGGCGGCTTGAGAAGCGGAAGGAATACGGTAACAAGTTTGCCAAGGAAGGCAACAAGGGCGACTGATCATGGCGAAAGAAAGCATGTCGTGGTTTAAGGATTTGCTTTTGCCGGGCGTCCTGAGCATCAATGGAACCTGTAGCGTTTCCGTTGATCCTGCGACAAATAGCGTTATTGGGACCAGGCCGGGCGGTCATCGCGTTACGTTGCTAAATCGGTCAGAAGCCGATGCGTGGGACAACAACAAGGCCCTCCATAGCAAGGTTGCCGACCGAATTATCTCGCTCGGGGAAAAGTGATGGCCCTGACGTTCAACCAGCTTTTTGAGTACAAACTGAAGGAACTGATCAAGGAAGCCATCGGCAAGCAAATGGAAGAGCTTGCGCTTGGAATGGCGGTCCATGATATAGGTGCGTACAAAGAACGGGTTGGCAGGATCGCGGCCTTTCGCGACTGCCTTGATTTGTGTGACGAAGCGGCGAAAGAGCCGGAAGAAAAGAGAGAGGACTAATGCCTGCAATCGCTATGCAACATAAGGGCGATCCGAAACAGGAGCTTCTGGATAAGCTCGGCGACATTTCGGGGATTGAGTTTTTCAATACCCACGTACTTTGCGCCATTTACATGGGTTCGGAGATAACCAAAGGCGGCATTATTCGTCCCGGTAAGAGCGTTGATGAGGGGCGATATCAATCAAAAATAGGACTGATTGTGAAAATGGGACCGTCTGCCTTCATCCCATCTGATGGGTGGTGGGGGCACGACGACAGACCTCGCGTTGGAGATTGGGTGATCTTCAGAGCTTCAGACGGGTGGGATATGGACATCGGCGACGTTCAGTGCCGGATGCTGACCGACACGGCAATCCGAGGTCGTATCGATAAACCCGATAGGCTCTGGTAAAACGAGGAATCCATGTCGAACGACGATAGAGACATCCAAATTGATCTTGATGCCGAAGACGGGAAGAAACCGGCCGGCAAAGCCGCGCCGAAAGAGCCTGAGATTGAGATAGTCAAGCCTGACAAGGCGGCAGCTAAGATTGTTGAGCCCGAAGAGGGGATCGAAGAACTAAAGCGCAAATTAGCCGAAGAGAAGGCCGGACGGGAAGCCGCGGAACGGCGCGCCAACGATGCGTCTCAGCAGGTTTTTAAGGCCAAGACTGAGGTTGACGACGCCAATATGAACCTAATCAATAGCGCGATTGATACGGTCAAGAACAATCTGACCACGCTGGAAGGCAATCTGGCTATCGCGCTGTCGCAGGCGGATCACAAATCGGCGGCCAAAGTCCAGGTTGAGATTTCCAGCAACGCCGCGAAGCTCTTGCAGCTTGAAAACGGCAAAGAAGCCTACGCGGCGCGTCCGAAGCAGGAAGCGCCGAAGGCCGATCCCGTCGAAGCGCTGGCCTCACAGCTTACGCCTAGGTCTGCGCAGTGGGTCAGGGCACACCCTCAATGCGCTACCGATCCGCGCCTGACGCAGAAGATGATTGCGGCGCACAACATCGCGGTCGCTGATGGCTATCAGCCGGATACCGACGACTATTTCACATCGATCGAAGACACGATGAAGATGACGCCTCGACATGAGGTTGAGATCGAGGAAGACCCAACCGCACAAGCGGCTAAGGTCGTCCAGCGTCGCCAGTCCCCTCCGGCCGCGCCGGTTACGCGCAGCGGTTCGACGCCAGGTGGCAACCCGCGCATTGTGCGGCTTTCTTCTGCCGAGGTTGAGGCGGCTGAGGCAAGCGGCCTGACTCCGCAGGAGTACTATAAGAACAAAATTGCCCTGCAAAAAGAAAATCGGCTAAACTGATGGCGTGGCCCAAGGGCGTCTCTCGCCCCCCTCGACAGCCAAAAGTGGAAGCATCCCCCTTGGAGAATACAATGACTGAACCGTCTACCGAAACCGCTGCTCCGTCTCGCGCCGCGTTGCGCCCCGCCCTGCGTGAGGATGATCCCCGCGCTCGCGCTGCGGCTCGTTCGGCAGAATTGCGTGATCATCTTGGCGGAATGGACCAAGGAACGGACAAATACGCCATTGATCAGTCAATCATCCCAGACGGGTGGTCGTATGAATGGAAGACTTTGACCGTCTATGGGGCTGAGAACCCGTCCTATCAGGTTTCGCTCCGTAAAACGGGCTGGGAACCTGTACCGGCTGGCCGCCACCCGGAATTGATGCCAACCGGCTATAAGGGAGAGACCATTATAGTCGATGGTCAGCAACTTATGGAGCGCCCGGAAGAAATTACCGAGGAGGTCAAGAAAATTGATGCTCAGCGGGCCCGTCGTCAGGTGCGAGCCAAAGAGGAGCAGCTTGTCGCCGCCCCGCAAGGCCAGTTTGAGCGATCAAACAAGGACCAACCACTCGTGAAGATCAGGAAAACTTTTGAGCCAATGGCTATCCCGGAATAATTGTAAAGAAAGGCCCGGAGTCCCTTTACATTCGTTTCGGTTTGTGAAATAGATACTTCCATCTGTCTCCCCGGCGTGAGACAGTAACCCCCTAAATCGGCCCTAGTCGCCTCGGCGGTGATGAAGAGCTTCCCTCAAAGGAGCTACCGTCATGGCGAACACTTCGACGCCTTTCGGGTTTCAGCAATATCGAGGCTCTGGTTCTGCCCCTACTTTCGAGCAGACGCAGGCGGCCATTCTTAGCACGAATACCACGGCAATTGGTTTTGGCGATCCGGTTTGTCAGGCGACTGGCACGACTGGTTTGGGTACCGGTTATATTATCCAGTGCCCCGCGCCAACGGCCCTCGCTGTTACCGGACAGTCGCTTTCTAACGGCGTAATGACCGAGACGTTTACTGCGTTGTCTCCGGCCCTTGCTCCGCCAGTTGGCGCATGGGTTGTGATCTACGGCGCGACGACCGCCGGTACGGTCAATGGCCCGTGGCAAATCCTGTCCTCGTCCACGACGACGTTTACGCACAACTTCTCTGGCGCCGTCTCGACTGGTGTCGGCACGGCGGTTGTGTTTTATCCTGTCGCGGGCATCTTCGCCGGCTGCACTTATCTATCGACCGCGCAGAAGCGCCGAACTTGGTCCAATTATTGGCCGGGTTCAGATGCTGCGGCTGATGGCATCGCTTATCTCATTACCGACCCGAATGCACAGTTCCTTGTTCAGACCGCCAACAGCAATACGACCGCCACTGCGGTTGGGTTGACTTACATCGGCCAGAACATCGGCCATTCTCTCGGTACGGTCAACACGGCTAACGGCCTTTCGGCGACCTATGCCGATCAGTACACTCTTGACGCCAACTTCCCTGTCGGCGCTGCGGGCAACAGTTTCTTGCCGTTCCGCATCGTCGGGTTCCCCGGATCGCCTCTCGGCGTTGCCGACCCATTGTCGGGCGCCAATGGCAACGATCCAACCACAGCGTATAACCGCATTGTCGTAGGGTTTAACAACTCTATGCCTCGCGGCTTCGCTGGCATTTAAAGGGAGCAGGGACAATGGCCGTTAATCTTAGTGCGATTAAAGACCTTCTTCTCCCCGGCCTCCGTGGGATTGAAGGCAAATACGAGATGATTCCGTCTCGTTACGACAAGATGTACACCAAGCACGATAGCAAGTTGGCGCTCGAAAGAACCGCTGAGCTTCGCTTCCTCGGCTTGGCCCAGCTCAAAACCGAAGGCGGTCAGACCGCTTTCGACAATGGCGCTGGCGAGCGGTACATCTACAATCAGGAACACACGGAAATCGGCCTTGGCTATGCGATCACTCGCAAAGCCATTGACGACAACGTGTACAAGACGCAGTTCCACCCGTCGAACCTCGGTCTGATCGAGTCTTTTCAGCAGACCAAGGAAATCTATGGGGCGAACCCGCTCAACACGGCGACGACCGTTAACACGGCTGTCGGCGGCGATGGCGTGGCGCTTTGCTCGACCGTGCATCCAATTGACGGCGGCACTTACGCCAACACGCCGACGACACAGGTTGACCTGAACGAAGCCTCATTGCTCAATGCAATGATCAGCATCCGGACCGGCTTCAAGGACCAAGCTGGCCTGCTCGTGTTCGCACGAGCACGCAAGCTCTTGATCCCGGCGCAGTTGGAGCCAGCCGTCATTCGGCTGCTCAAGACCGAGTTGCGACCCGGCACTGCGGACAACGATGTGAATGCAATCATGATGACTGCGAACGGCTTGCCCGAGGGTTACATGGTCAACGAGTTCTTCACGTCGCCCTACGCTTGGTTCATGCTCACGAATATTGATGGGCTCTCCTACATGGAGCGCATTAAGTTCGAGACGGATATGCAGGTTGACTTCGTTACTGACAACCTCCTTGTTAAAGGATATGAAAGATACAGCTTTAGCTGGTACAATCCCCGTTGCATTTGGGGTTCGTTCCCCACCGCCTAAAGGAGGCCAAAAATGGGTATCACTCATCTTAGTGGCCTCGAAGTTGCCGGTGTCCCGACTATGGGAATCGGCGGGGCTCCGTTCTTCAATGGCAACTGGTGGTTTGTCGATCCTAACAGCGGTTCTGATGGCAACGTCGGGACCTCTGATAGTCCGTTTGCGACGATCTATCAGGCGTATAATAGCGCTGTCGCTAACAACAATGACGTGATTGTTGTCGTCGGCAGCGGCGACACGATGAACACGATGCGAATGTCTGTCGCATTGGCTCAGGCTATTGTTCCTTCGGCGACGACTGGAACGATCACTTGGGCCAAGAATGCTACGCACCTAATCGGCATGACTGCGCCGGTTGGGATGAACGCCCGCGCTCGCTTTGCGCCGCCGACCACTACGTATACGGCGGCGACGTTCGGCAACTCTGGCAACATGTTCAATGTTACCGCAACGGGTTGCTACTTTGCCAACTTCTCCGTCTTCAACGGTTTCACGACCGGCGCGGCGGGGCAGGTAGCGTGGATTGAAAATGGCGGGCGTAACTATTACGAAGGGGTATCGTTTCAAGGCATGAACGATACGGCTTCCGCCAACAGCGCGACCTCTAACTCGCTGGCAATTAGTGGAGCTGGAGAAAACAAGTTCGTCGATTGCTTTTTCGGCGACGATACTACGGCAAGGACGGCGGCGAATTCGACTGTAGTGTTCACCGGCGGCTCGCCACGCAATCAGTTCGTTAATTGCAAGTGGCTGGCGTATCTTACCGGTTCTGGTTCGGGCGCATTCCATGTGACATCAGCCGCTGGCGGTATCGATCGGGAAGCGATATTTGAACGATGCAAGTTCATTGTCGCAGTTAAGTCCGGTAGCGCGACGACGATGGCGCAGGTATTCAACCTAACTGCTCCTGGCGGAATGTTTATCCTTGACCCCACCTGTATGTCGGCTGGGGCCACCGCTTGGGAAACGTCGAGTTCTGGTTTCTTGTACAATACCGGCGCAGTCCCGACGTTCGCCACGTCTGGTAAGGCTGTGGCCTCGTAAGGAGAACGACTATGAAGGGCCACAAGGGTTACCACCACACTCATGGCACTGAAGGCAAGATCAACGCCTTCGTCGCCAAACATCGCGCCAGCGGCGGACGCCTTGAAGAAGAAGGCAAAGACGAAGCTGAGGAAGACATCAAGGACAAGCCCGAACGTTACAGCAAGGGCAAGCCCGAGGATGAAGCCGAAGAAATGCACGCCAAGAAGGGCGGCAAGGTCAAGAAGCGTAAGGAAGGCGGCAAGGTCGAAGGCGAGAAGGCCATGTGCAATGGTGGTCGTCGGCCTCGTAGGGCCTCTGGCGGCGGTTGTGAGGCTAATCCCTTCACGGCAGCCAACAAAGGCACTCCGGCGCCTGGGCGCAAGCTTGAAAAGGAAACCGAAGGCCGCGACGATTAATCGTGACCTAAAGGCATCTTCAATGAACGGGGGCTTAGCGGCCCCCGTTTCTATATAAGGCAAAGATAATGCGCCCTGTCGTGGTCACTGTTGGCAGGCTCGTGGCCGCAAATACGAGCAATATCGCTACATCGCAGACGCCTAGCGCGGCGGGATCGTTGACGCTCAACGGGACGCTTGTTTCCGGCGGCGTGGCGACGATGGATACGCCGCGTCGCGTGCTGATTACGACTGCGGCGGCAATCTCATTCACAATTACAGGGACTGATTGGGCCGGTAGCCCAATTTCTGAAACCGTGACGAATTCCGGGGCGAGTGTCGCGTCGGTTTTGAGTTATCTCACTGTCACCAATATCACCAATTCGGCGACGGCAGGTGGTAATGCAATCACAGTTGGGACGAACGGCGTCGCCGACAGCCCGTGGGTCCGGTTTGATAATTACTCCTTTGGCGCGGCGTCGATCCAAGCCAACGTCTCAGGAACGGCAAACTACACGCTATATTTCTCGAATGATGATCCTAACTCGGCGACCAATCCAGTCAATCCAAACGCAATGACGTGGAGTACGGGCCTTAGCCCGATGGTTGCATCTGCGGCGACAGCACAGGGCGTTATGTCCACTCCCTTCCTATGGGCCAAGGTGACGCTAAACAGCGGTACGGGATCGGTGGCGACAACTTTCGTTCAATTCAGCAATGCGCCGTTGTGAGGATAGGGCTATGAGAAAAATTCTGGGCTTTGTCGTCGCGGCGACGGTTCTTGGGCTTGGCTGTAATTTTGCCTCGGCGCAGCAAGCGGTATCGGCCTTCACGGTTACGGCGTGCGGTGGTCAAAGCCTTAATGTCGGTCAGACGATGAATCTGACGATGGATTTGACCGGAGACCTGTGTGTCTTTCCCACCAACAGCAGCGGAGCGCCGCTGTATGTGACATATCCCGATCTTTTGGCTGCGGTACAAGGTTCGATCGCAACCGGAAATAATGTCATCGGAAAGGTTGGGATCGATCAAACGACGCCGGGAACGACAAATCTTGTCGCCATTGTCGGCAAGACAGCCCCTGGCGTTGACGCTAGCACGACAAATCCAGTTGTAACTGGAGCTGTGGCGCGAACGGTAAATGTATCAACAAAAGGTACAGGGCAGGTGGTGGCAGATGTAGCAACCGCGGTCGGAGTTCGTGTGACAAAACCATATTCCATTCCAGAGTTGGAATGGAAATATGCCGGAGTAACAGGTGGCATTACTGATACATCTACTGTCGCTCTTTCTGCTGCGGGCGCGTCTGGAATCAAGAACTACCTAACTGCACTCCAATATTTGAACGCATCGGCTGTTGCTTCGGAGATTGTTGTCTTGGACGGGGCGTCGACCGTGATTTGGCGCGGTTATGCGCCGGCTCTCATGACACAAGAAGCAAGCATCACGTTTCCCTCTCCACTCGGCGGCACAGCCGCAACCGCAATGAACGTGGCAATGGTGACTACAGGAACGGCGACGCGCGTCAGTGCACAGGGATATCAAGCGCCATGATGCATGGGAGCGTGCCAGCATTTCCACTTGATTGGGGAGGGATCCCACTATCCGACGCGGTGGGCCTATACGGAGTAGCTCCGGGCGTTCAGACGTTTACTGCATTGACGCCACTAGGAACACCGCCGACAATTGACCACACAGCCGAAAGCGACATCCTTTACCATACTTATCACCACCATATTCGCACGCACTATTTTCACGGTCGATGGTGGTTTATGTCGACTTCAGCCGTGCATCTAGAAGCTGAAATTGGGATGTTCCCCGTCATCGACTCTACGACGGACGATTGGTCGACGACCTATGGTCTGCAAACGTTAGTACCGGCTCCTGATATATGGAGTAACGGAACCAAAGCATACTACTCGCACACTCGGATGTCATGGCCGCGGTGTTTTGTTGAGTATTCTGGAAAGTTGTATGCGACTGCCTGCGTTGATCAATTAGAATACGGTGGCGGTAATGATTACACAGGACTAGGGTTGTTTGCGCGTGAGTGCCACGACGACGGGTCGCTTGGTAATCTGATCTTGTGTGCTCCGGATGCTTACGTTGGCGTCGTTGGGGCGTCGTTGGGAAATTATGTCAAAGATGCGACGTTGGGCGATGCATTAACAGCGCTTTGCTTATTTAATGGTTGTTGGGGCGGTTCAACTCCTAATCGAGCGCCTTCGCCTTGGGTTGTTGGGTGGGCAAACGACCCCAATCCGGTGCCTCAAGGCACGGGAGGTGTTGCTCTGCTCGGGTGCGAACCTATCACCTATTGGAAATCCTCATTGAATGGTTTCCGTATCTGGCGTCCGGTTAACGATGTATATCCACATTGGTGGTGGTCTCAAAAAACAATCGATGGTGGAGCGTCATGGGGTAATTTTGTTCAGACAAATTTGCCGAATGCGTCATCTGCGGGAGACGGGTTAGTTTTGCCAGATGGCCGTTTTTTGCTAGTTTCCAACCCTAGAGATTACACCAGCCCAACAAATAACCAGCGCGATCCGCTGCTACTGGCATTGTTTGACCGACGTTCCGGCGTCATCGTCGGATGCTATGCGGTCTGGCAGGGTGTGTCGCAGGTTGCCCTTTGGCCTAGTGCATCAAAGGGCGGCGGTTGCCAATATCCTGGTGTCCATTTCGACGGCACCACGATTAGGATCGTGGCAGATCGCGCCAGAGAAGACGTTTTGGCAGCAAAAATATTGCTATCATCACTTACAACCTCAGGACTTTAATTAGGTTGTTTGAGACGTAAGGCGCGATGCTCGATCTGCCCCCACTGATCATCAGTCAGGATGTCGGCTGGACGATCGCCGTCTATGCGCTGGGTTACGTCGAGTGAAGATCCTGCTAAGCGAAGGAGACGGAGTCGGAAAATGACGTTGGTTGCAATCTTCTGGCTCGCCTGTCTCGGCGGCTTTCTGACCCTTTGTGAGCGCTCGCCGGTGATGGATAACGAACAATGACGACATCGGGAACGTATGCATTCGCCCCGTCTTTAGGCCAAATAACGCTCTATGCGTTCCAGTTGATTGGCATTCGTCCGACCGCACTGTTACAGGAGCACCTCGAATCCGCCCATATGGCCGCGAACCTTGTGTTGGCGGACTGGTCAAATAAGGGGCCGAACCTCTGGCAAATCAATTTGACGACGGTTCCTTTGGTGCAGGGAACGGCGACCTACGGCGTTCCCGCCAACGTCGTCAACATTCTCGATTTGTACGTTACAGTTGGTAGCGGCAGCACAGCGGTAAACCGCTACATTCTGCCAATAAGCCGCACCGAGTACGCCAGCTACGCAAACATAAATCAACAAGGATTCCCAAGCACATATTGGAACGATCGCTTGCTATCTCCGACTGTGACGTTTTGGCCCGTCCCGGACGGCAACGAGGTATCATTCAGCTATTACGCCCTACAGCAAATGCAGGACGCTAATTTCGCCAATGGACAGAATGCTGACCTACCCTATTTGTGGCTTGCCGCGTTCGCTAATGCCCTAGCGGTAGAGCTTGCAACAATCTGGGCGCCTGATAAACTGACGATTGTGCAGCCGCGCGCCGATCGAACATATGCCGCGGCGGCGGCGACGGGAACTGAAATCGCCCAAATGTATATATCGCCGCAAATATCGAGTTATTTCCGTTGAATGAAAACAAGTTCTACGTTTACGAACATTGGCGCCCTGACCGCGACGAATGTTTCTATGTCGGCAAGGGGAAGGGTCGCCGAGCGAATAATCTAGACAATCGCAACATTTTCCACAAGGCCATTCAAGGTAAACTCGCTCGGCTCGGGATGGCAGTTGAAGTGAGAATGGTTCAAGTCGGGCTGTCTGAGGGAGACGCGTTCGCGCTAGAAATTGAGCGCATCGCATTCTGGCGTGCGGCCCGTGCTGATCTCGCGAATGTCACTGATGGCGGCGAGGGAATGGCGGGAGTCCCAGCTCACAATAGGCGGTCTGTTTTGTGTCTAGAGACCGGTAAGTTGTTTCCAAGTGCAACACACGCCGGTAAATCATACGGCCTGGGCGTCACGGCAGTTAGCGATATATGCCGAGAGAAATACCGTAGCGCTGACGGAGTTCATTTTGTTTTTTCTGATCAGATGCATGATGTCAAGGAACGACAACGCCGCATTCTCGACATAGAAAAAAGATTGGCGGTCCGGCGCAAGCGTGTCTTGATAAATAAACAGAGAGATCGAGGAGTGGTTAATGGTCTCGATCGTAAGGGTCGTCACGCAACCGGCCCTATGAGATTGGCGCGCAGGATTATATGCATAGACGATGGCAGACAATTTTCATCCGCGAGCGAGGCGGGACGCCACTATAACATTTCAATAAGTTCAATAATTAAACTATGCCTAGGAAAACATAACCGTAAAAGTGCAGGCGGACTCGTTTTCAAGTATGAGGACGCATAAGTATGGGCTTTTCATCACTATCGGGGCGCGCTAGAACTAATCCACGCAGCCCACAGGCCCACGCTATTTGCCAACGCTGTGGTGCTCGTGTAAACCACGTAGATTTACAGTGGCAGTATGAGTGGAGGGGCGCCGCACTACAGAATACCCGCATACTTGTGTGTTCCAGGTGCTTGGATATACCTACCGAACAGTTGCGAAGTATTGTTGTTCCCCGCGATCCTGATGTTATAATCAACGCCAGAACGGAAAACTTCGCCGCCGACGAGGCAATCACCGCCTATGGCTCCCCCTACGCCATTGGCGCACCCGCTGGCTTGAATCCGCTCGCCCAGATGCCGTTGGTCGCGGATCAGAAATGGGCTGTCTCCGTGCCCTTCCTATCGGTTTCCTCGACGGGGACAACGCTTGTCACAGTGACATGCTCGGCCTCGCACGGTTTGGCTACGGACGCGCAGATTGGCGTCGAGGGTCTGACATTTGGCGCCGCCAATGGGATTTTTTCGATCACTGTCACAAGCGGGACAGCTTTCACATATGACGCGCCGGTTACGGTCCCGTCCGGTTCATTGCTCAGTTCAAGCGTGACGATGGTTACGACCAACGTCGGCTTGCCCTA